TATGCTGCCTTCCTAGGATTTACCCATCCCATGCCCTTTTTACCGTATAAAGGATTAACTGCACTCTTAACAGCTCTCTTAGCTTTTCCTGTAGTTCTTGCCTTAATAGATTTTTTTATACTTGGTTTTCTCATTCCTATCTTCATTATTTACATTCCTTTCCTTTCTTTTCTTATTTTCTCTAAATAATGTACTCTTAGATATTTTTGTTATTTCTTCAACTTCTGTATAACTATAACTTCCGTCATTAACCGTTAGCATACTTAATGCATGATCTAATTGTTTCTTAGAATATTTTTTAGGTCTACCCTCTTTAAACCCTTCTTTAGTTCTTGCTATTGCCTTACCTTCCTGAGTTCTTTCTACTATCATGTCTCTTTCAAATTCTGCAAATGCAAAGAATATATTTTTTACAAGTTTACTTGCTGGAGTATTATCCATAATTCCTATATTTAAGATCCAAACTTTTATACCTTTAGATATTAAGTCTTTTACAAGTTCGCTTCCTTGTGTAGCACTTCTTGCAAACCTATCTATTTTAGTTACCATTAATGTATCACCTTGATTAAGCTTCTCCAGTAGCTCTGTAAACTTAGGTCTGTTAGTTTTTGTACCTGTATATTGTTCTATATATATTTCTTCTGCTCCATTTTCTCTTAGTTGGTTTTCTTGTTGTTCTAAACTATTACCATCTAATTGTCCTCTGCTAGAAACTCTAGCATATCCATAAATTTTACCCATCTTTTTCACCACACTTTTGACTATTAGTTTTGACTATCTCTATACTATTGATTTTAGTACTTTATTTAACACATGTCAAATCTTTTAAGTTTTGACTACGGTATGCTTAAAAGTATAATGTCATTACTGAATATATTCATTATTAATTTGGATCCCTTTTGAATATATATAATTGATTATTTTTCATTTCTTTAAAGTACACCTTTTCATACAAAATAAAAAGCCTAGTAATTAAACTAGACTTTTAGTTATTCTTTTATTTATATACTTTTATATGTTTTTAATTTTGCATCATATTCTATATATACTGTAGTACCATCCTCTTTTACTAAAGTTATATCATAGCTTAGGTATTCCATATCTTCTTTATTACCTGTATTTGGAGCAAATGATTCAAATTTTGGTGAAGTTTCACCGGGCATAACAGTATCATAGTTGCTAAGAGTTGTTTTTTCATTTTTATCTTTTAGCAAAACTGTTACATTAAGTCCCTTTACAGTATACTTAGAATTGTTAGTAAATGTAGCTTCTATATATCTATTCCCAATAGAATCCGGCTCTAAGATTGTAGCTTCCAGTGGTAATTCTTCTATTGTAACTAGTGGTTGCTCTTTTGCTTTTTCTTTCTTTTCTGCTGATTTTTGCTCTGTAGCTGCTGCTGAATCATCTTGCTTTGGTGTAGTACTTGATCCACACCCAACTAGTCCTAGTATCATTATCCCACATAATAATACAGTTAATATTTTTTTCATAAATTATCCCCCCTCAATATGCACTCTACATTCAATTGTATATTATATTCACAATTTGTCAATATTTTGACAAGGGGTGATTATATGGAAATAATAAAGTCTATAACAAAAGCAGTATTAGCTTTAGGTTCTGTATTGGGTATATTTGCATTTATAATTGTAGTAATGATAATACCAATGTTAATCAAATAAAAGAGAAGCCTAGATTGACTCTAGGCTTTTTAAGTGTTCTTTTCTTTCAGTTATTAGTTTTTCTATTTCTTCTAGGTCTTCCGATGTGGCTTTGTTTCTTATAAAACTCTTTGCACTACTACGGCTCTTTAGATAAGAAGAATGTTCTCTATTTTTATCGTCCCAGTTTTTCTTTGCTCTTACTTGAGCATCTGTAAGCTTTGTAGCCATTATTTATTCCTCTTTCCTAAATAATTTAATAATCATTAATATAACAACTATAACAACTAATATTAGACCTATAACTTGTAATATTGTTAAGTTAGAAAAGTTCAAATCTGAGATCCACATCGCTGTTACAATTAATACTATTACGTCAATACTTAAATTAATTTTTCTCTTCATTTCTTTTTAAGATGCTGATATAATATATTTAAAGAGTGAGGAGGGAAGTGGTATTTCCCTCACTCTTGGTTGTTAGCGTTTCCTTTTTCGGGGACGCTTTTTCTTTTTCTTTGGTTTTAGTTCTTTTAGAAGTTGTATCATTGTTAGAAATAGAACTATTATCTCCAGTATGTCTTTCAGCATCTTTCTCCCTCCTTTCTATACTTTAATTATACTACGTGTAGTATATGATGTCAACCCTTTTTTATACTTTCTTTCTATAAATATCAAAATAATTGTTTTAAATATTGCATTTTAGTCTATAATTTAGTTAAATTAATTCTCTAACTATGTGCATACAAAAGAAAAAAGGCTAGTAGGTATTTTACTCCTTACTAGCCATAATGTTTATTTAAATCTTTGTATTTGGTTCTGAATAATTGACAAACCAAATATATATACTATATAATATAAATAAGTTAACTTGTGAAGGATTAATGCTGGGTTCCCGAATGGGAGTAGGTTTTTATAACTTAGAATTCCTTTGCTCCTGGGGTTGGCTTATTTTTTTCTAATTTTTCTTTTAAATCCTGAACTATTGTATTAGGATTTTTTTTAATTTCATTAATTATTAAATCTATAGCATGGACTGAATAACTATATGCCGGTTTCTCATTAATTCTGTTAACATAACAATATTTTTTGTCTGTTTTTAAACCAAAATAATCAGAGAATAATTTAAAATGGTATTTATTAAATCCTTTTTCGGAACCAATATTTATATTTAGTTTCTTTAGTTGTTTCTTTATCTCTTCTACACACTTCTTTTGTGTATATTTATGTGTATCATTAGGATCTTTTAGTTCTTTTATTATTGTTACGGCTATATCTGACGTATTGTCAATTTTGACCAAAGACGAAGCTTTATTCTTATCCTTTGTTATAAAATGATGATGGTCTACCCTGATAGCAAAAGCAGAATTATTTTCATCAATAATATTAGAAATATTTGCATGTGCACTAATCATTTTATTAGCAATTTCTTCTGAATATTTTGCTCTTATTTCGCTCTCATCTAACGATTTCATACTAACAGTTAATGTGATAAAATTTTGAGGAATTATCTCAGTCATGTCGATATTGTGAAATTCTTGCATTTTTTCAGTAAAGTTGAATACACATGATTGAAATAATGGTATATATATCATCTCATACTCTTCTGTGATAAAATGAGTACTAGTATTTCTAAGTTCAATTATTTTTTCTAAATTTAGCCTTAGAGGTGCCTTATTATTAGTAAATATATTACTAATACATTTCTCTAATGTTATAGTTCTACTAGGATTATCTTTATAATATATACTACTTTCACCAAATTTATTTATCATATGTGCTTTTAACATTAACTCCCAAGCATTACATATAAAAAAACTAAATCCTTCTACCCTATAATGAATTGTAGGTTTATTATAGATCTCAATTGACATGACAAAGGCTTCTTTAGATTTTTCTAATAGTCTTTTAACAATATCATTCATATATTTATTATACCCCCATTAAATCTTGCATTCATAACCCTGCTAATGTATAATAAAGGTAATAAAGTTACGAATACATATTCTCTTTAAACCACTGTTGATTTAGCCGTCATAGTGGTTTATTTTTATTTTATCATATATTGTAAGCTTGTGCATATTCTTGACAAAATTACATAAAAAAAGAGGGTAGCAAGTTTTACCTCACTACCCTTTAAGTCTATATCTTAATATCTTTTTAAATGATCTAACATCTTTTGAGCAGTATGAAACCTATCAATACCATTGAATATTTTATGATATGGAAGTTTACCTTCTAGTGAACCTCCAACGGCAAATAATGAATAACTATCATATTTTTCACTTTTATAGCTTGTGAAATCAATTGCAATACAATCTTCACCAACATTGTTCAATATCATTGAGAAGTATTCAGCACATATTTTATCCGGATTAGTTCCATCTGGATAAACAATTATATTTCTGTGCATTTCAACTGGCGGCTTTTGTGGTGCTATTGATTGAACCGATAATGATACTCTATTATCTATTCCATTGGCAATAGCTCTGGCAAATCTTTCTTTATTAGCATTATATATATTTACATCGCCAGTATTATCACAGAATATATTTTCGATTATAATAGCGTTCATATCAGACTTGGATAAATCATGATATCTATTTCCACCATACTTAATCCCTCGATTATATATTCCTAGACTGTTAATATTTGAACAAACCTTTTTACCAACATTAATTGCTAGTGTAGATGCAGAATCATATACCCAACATTCTACCCCATTAGCACTTCCATTATATGCATTCATATGAAGTGTTACGTATAAGTCTACATTATTTGAGTTAGCCTTGTTTGTTCCTTCTGCTAATTCTGCGGGTTCACTATATGCGTTACTATTGCAATCTATAATGGTATGTCCAACACTTTCTAAAAGCTCTTTTACTCTGAAATATAATGATCTACAACTATCGACTTCGTCTATTATTCCCTTAGCACCTCTACAGTTTACTGAGTGTCCATATCTTAACCCTATTTTCATGATCCATTCCTCCTTAAATTTAAAAAATAAAAAAGTAGAATTGTTTCTACTCTTGCAACTATTCTTTTGAAATTTGCTTAACTAGCTGATTTCCATACACTGCTGCTCCAGTTACCAATATACCCTGAATGACACTATCTGCAGTAAAGCCGCCCATTACCCAAACACTTAGTATAATACCTATTGGCAATAGAATTATTGGAATGTACTTATCTTTTATCCTTTCTGTATTCTTAAGTATTGCTCCAATTACTAATAATACTGGTACTAAAATTAAAGCATTTTCTGTAATGTAATTAATAAAATCCATAATTATCTCTCCTTCTTATTTAAAAATATTTCTTTGAACTGCATAAAAAAAGAACCCTAGCAAACCACTTGCCATAAGTCCTATTAACCAATTTATACTTTTTGTTTGTGCCCCTAATTTCTCACATAGATTATCCATTCTAACATCTGTTGCAGCTCTTCCTTTTTCAAGTTCATCTAGACGTTTGCTATGGTCGTTTAGTCTAGTCTCATGCACTCCTAATTTATGTTGTATTAGCTCGTCATTCATGTTACACCTTCCTTATTTTTTTAATTATTTAGGTTGTAAGCCTACGAAATTACCTTGTGTATCGAAACGAAGTTCATAATCAAAAATATGAATTCCCATCTCATAAGGCAAGCATATAACACCTTCTCCCTCCGTTTTATAATATGCAAATTTATCCTCCAAACCCATATTATAAGGCAACACCGGTTCCATTGTGTTATCCTCTGTTCTTTTTATTTCCTTACTATCTAAATCATAATATATAACCATAAAAACACCTCCATTATTTTTTTAAAATGCTACTTCCTTGTAAATAAAATATCTTATTTTTACACTTGCATATTTATTTTTTTCGCTCTCACACCTTATAAAGTCAAAGAGCAGTTTATTTGTATCTGCACGAGACCTTAGTATATTAGAAAAGCCTAATACATCCCCAGACAAGCCAACAACATTTGCGAGTGACATTGATGGCAATGTTATGCATCTTGTTGCATCTAACATCTCATAGCAGGTATGACACGGCATAAAGCCTAAATTGTGTTCAACATAATATGTTCTTTCTGTTATACCTATAGGCATCTCCAACGTTATTATACCTGTAGCCATAATCTTATGCATATTATATTTTCCATCTATCACAACTTGACTATTGGCATTTGTAACTTTCAAGGCTCCATTGTTAATCTCTACTCCGTTACCGTCAATGGTAGTATTGCCACTATATAATTCGTCTGGATGCGGTGTCCACTTAGTTTCTACCGTAGATTCAGATAAAGATAGCTCTGTAAACCAAAGTTCGAATGAACTCCCACCTGTATAAATAAAAGGCCTAAAAAGAACATTACCCGTTGCTGCAGTTTTAAAATGCACATAACATTTAGTCCATTTATTCATTGTTGTTACAGATTGCCTATAATCCATGATAGTACATTGATTTTGCCCCCCAGAATAAGTTGAATTACACCAAAAATGTAGTGGTGTTACCGAAGAACCACTGATAACTCCCCTCGAATATATATATCCCTCATAGACATAATTTGTGTCATTTTTTAGTTTGTACCACTCCCCAGATACTCCGTTAGGCGTAGCTGTTTTGAAACAAGTACCGAAATCAATATCACTTTCTACTGCTATACCACCACCATTGCTACTCCAGCCTAAAGCGCCATTTTTACCCTTTGAATTTTTTAATATGTTATATCCACCACTCTGACTGAAATCGAACCTTATTTCACTTGCTGTCTGCTTCATTGCGGATGTTGTAGCAAATTTTTTTTCTCCAGATTCCATTGCAGAAGATACAGTAGAAATAATAGCATTATCTGTTATCTTTTGCTCCGCTTTTGCTACTCTATTAGTTAATCCTGTTACATTCTTATCAGTAGCAATTAAATCACTTTGATTCGCTTTACCCTTTAAATTATTTATATAGCTTGTAGAACTTGTAACGGTAGATACTATTGCATTAGCTGTTATCTTGCTTTCTGCTGTAGTCATTCTATTAGAAAGATTATTTATATTACTATCTACATCCTCTGGTGCTGGTGTCCAATCCATAGGTGGTTTAATATGACCTTCATATATTGTCACCCATTCAACCGTACATCCACCTGCTGAACCAGTGTTAGGATAATTGTAAAGAGTCAATTTTTTATCCCAACCAGCTGCAGGATCTGGAATCATTGTAAACTGAACAACTTGAACTGAAGTTTCGTTACTATTTTTAGATATTGGAAACCAAACAAGATGACCTACTCCACTATTTGCCCATATTCCAAACCTTTGACCTTGAGCTATTTTGCCCTTTAGAACAATTGTGTATTTATTTCCTTTTACCAAAGGCACTGATAAATCCATTACTTTTACAACATATTTATCAGTAGTTATATTGTAATTTGAGTCTAAAACAATATTTCTATTGCCTATTTCCATTGTTTCTAAGCTTTCTACCTTAAGATTAATCTCTTTAGATGTCTGTTTAAAACTAGAGTAAAAGTCTTGTAGTTTTACTGCCTTACCATCGTATGTTATATTAGTATCTTTTACTAGAGTATCTATTTGTCCTTTTACTACATTTATAGATGTTGTATTAGATTCAATTTTTTGTTCTGTATCTTCTATAGCTGGAGTCCAATCAGTTGTTTTATTACCTTTTTCAAGTTTCACATTTTTAAGCCATTTTGTACATGATGTATTACCAGTATATAAATGAAATTTAAAATATAATTTTTCAGTAGTATCCATTGTTTTAAATTTTACTATTACTTTTTCCCATGTATTAGCTTTTAAAGGTCTATTTCCACCTACTATCTCTACTGTAACTGCAGCATGAGTATTATCACTTAATTTTTTAACATATATATGGTTAGGTGTAGTATAGTTAGCATTGAAATCTACACTTAACATAAACTCAGCAGTACAAACATATTCAGTGTTAGGTTCCAAAATATTCAAATTAGGTGTTGCTATAATTGCATTATTAGTTAAAACTTTGAAATTATCTTTATCAACAATAGTAACTGGACTATATTTATTCCAATCTTCAACTTGTTTAAAATTGCCACTGTTTAGAATTAGATTCCTTCCACCGATCTCCAACCCATCTACATTACTCTTGAGACTATTAAAACTAACTTCTAAACTTTGTCCAGTTAAATCTATTGCAACTTTACTAGCTTTAATTAACTGTGTATTAGTATCTTTATTTAATCCAGTAATAAGAGAATTATAATTAATCTGCTTTTCTCCAATAGCATTAGTAGCAACCATATTTTCTTTTATTAAATCATTAGCTATTGCCTTTTCTTTTATTCCAGTATGATCTATAAGAGTAGTTGTGCCATCTTCTCCACGTAAAATAAAGTTAAAATTTCCTGTTGCATCTTGTCCCATTTGAATTCTAACTTTATTATTCCTATCCTTAAACTGCTGAGTGGCTCCTACTATTTCAATTCCACCGTTATCAGATACTATTCTAAATTTATTAGTAGATATGTTACCAGCAATTAAGTCTGCAACACTGATTTTAGATGCTATTAAATCCTTTATTACAGCATTATCTATAACAACATTCTTACTTGTAAGATGTATAGTCTGTGTAGACCCAGCACTAATATTGCCAGCCAAAAGATTGTTTATATTAGCTGTTTGACCTTCCAATATGTCTACTTTTATATTTGTTGCTGTTAAGTCGTCTATACTTGCCTTCTTTATAATAGCCTCATCTATGTTAGCAAATCTAATTTTTGCAACCTCTGCATCTAATTTATTTGCTTCTATCTTTCCTACTCGTATTTCGACCGCATTAAGTGAGCCTACGTCTAGTTTATCTGCTGTCAAATGCTTTACTGCTACTTTTATTGCTCCCTCAGATATAGTCCCATCATCACTTGTAATATTACTTACTGTGTCTGTAGTATCTTGGTATTCTTTCTGGACATCTGCAAAACTTAGAATACTATTAGCTATTTCACAAGTATTTCTGTGTGGCTCTTCCGGATACTCTGTAATTTTAACTATCCTCTGCTTTTCTTTAATACCCTTATCTTTACTAATAAGAGTAATTGTATCTCCTAATTTATAAGCTAGAATACTGTATTGATTAGATGTACTAGCTAAGTCTATTATGTCAGCTCCGTAAGCTTTATAAGGCTTAGATATCTCTTCTAGCTTTTCAGTTGCATCTTCTGTAAGACTCGCTAAGTCTGTATATCTTTCATCCTTCCATATAAGCGTCTTCTTCTTTTTAGAGTATTGAAAATTTTCTACAGTAACTTTTAAATCATCTTTTCCTATGGCTATTATCCTTGTATAGAAGTCATAAGAGTTAGACTGGATATCTAAGTTACGCAAATTAAGAGAGTCCATAAAATAGGCTCCCTTGTCATTTCCAAGCTTTTCTGCTATATTGATTTTCTTGTTTATAGTGTCAAATTGCATTTCTACAAGATAAGTTTTTTTAGCCTGCTGGATAATATCCCAAGTGCTACAATTAGTCTTTCTTATAGTTCTTTTCTTTGTAACATTATTAACTTGTACAGTCCACCCAGTACCTGCTAAAGCAAGATTAAGGCATTGCCCTATAGTTTGCTCTGTAGTGTCAAAATGTTCAAATGGATGTCCCTCTAAGTCCTCTACATTAAGAGTTGCTTTTATAGAGTTCCATTCTCCATTAGTTGAAATCTCTTTTATTACAAATTCATCTTTCTTAGTTCTTATATAACATTCCTCTTTAATCTCATTTGCCGATTTAGAAGGATATAAAAAAGATAGTGTCTTATCTCCTGTACTGAGCACACTTTCTATATTCATATCTTTATATAGTTTTAATCCTTGTATTTTAACTTTGTCTAAGTTGTATAGTAGTAACATAGCCTAACCCTCCTATCTACTTAGGTCTATGGTTAGACCTCCATCTGCAAGTTTAGTTATATTAATTGCACTATTAGCAACCGCTAGTTTCTTTATTATATTTCCGTCACTGATTACTTCTATAATGTAATTACCTTTATCCAGGGTTGGTTTTGGTTCTTCTACAGGTTCTACATCTATTACTTTATTTTCTTCCATATTCAACATCCTCTCTTAAATAAATCTAGGTTTATATTTAATATTTATGTCTATAATATTTCTACTTACTGTTATTGTATTTGCTCCTGGCTTTAATCTTGGAAACTCCCACATATCAGTATCACCAAACTTATTAACTCCATCTACTGTAACTTTGCATTCTTCTCCATCTATTAGTACTTTTTTACTACCCTTTAGATTTTTTATTGTTATAGGATCATCAGCAATTCCATTAATGGTTAGATCTATAATATCTATACTAGGAGTAACTTCTACTATAGCTGGTGTTTCAGTATTGCTGGATACATTAATAGTCTTAGTGGTTATTCGATTCATAGTTTCTATAATTTCATTTCCGTACTCATATCCTATAAATTCTAAATTCTTTTTATAGGCATTTTTAGATACTGTTTTTACAGTTTCATTCCCAGTTAAAATACATTTATATCTATTAGAATATCCATCTAACTTTAAGTCTACTTCTTTGGTTAATTTACTCATTAAATTACTTATATTTTTTAAAATTATATCTCTAGAATCACCTTTAAATATAAGTTCCACCTTTATATCTTTAAATTTAATCTTGTTTTCTAAAAAGATAGGAGATAATGTTTTATTGATCCACTCACTTTCATTACTTAATTGTGATGTCTGTATATCCACTTTTAATTGTTTAGCATTAAAGTTTTTAATATCTATAGTATTCATAAGCACTATCTCACCCTCTTTCCGGCTAAGGCAAAATTACCATCAACTTTTTTATATGTGTACTCAGATATTTTCTCGCTATCCATGTAGATTGGAAAGATGAATGTACCACTTTCACCACTATTTAATTTCTGTTCTAGTCTTTCAAAGTTCTTGTCTTGCTCTCGCCATAGCACATCTAAAGGTAATACTGCTTCTGCATTACTTCCACTTCCTTTATAGGCATCACCTACACCAATTCCACCTAATACAGTAGGTCTTGTAAATATTCCTCCATCATGATACCAACTCACATCAAAATCGGGTACCCGTGGGGGTTTTATGCTAAATTCACCAGTAACACTAATGTGTGGCAATTTTATATGTGGTATTTTAATTTCTGGCAAACGTAGATTAGCAAAGAAGTTTTTTACAGAATCTAATCCTCTACTAACCTTATCTACCATGGAAGACAATTTCCCACCTGTTACATTATCCATAGCAGTAAAAGCTTGTTCCCAACCTGTTTTGGCATAATCTGTTGTTGTTCCTATAATACCTCTTATACCACCACCGTGCTCCTCTACTTTTGATTTTATAGCACTCATTGTGCCGCCTGTTATATTATCCATAGCATTAAAGCATTGCTCCCAGCCTGTTTTGGCATAATCCATTGTCATCCCAAGAGTGCCTTTAATTCCGCCACCATGCTCATCAATTTTGCTTTGGATTTCTCCCCAGGCCGCAGATGTAGTTTCTTTCATGTTATTCCAAGTTTCAGAAGTGGTTTCTTTAACATTATTCCAAGTAGTTGAGATATTTGTCTTTATTTCCTCAGCTTTTGTGCTTATATCATCCTTCATTACCTGCCATTTGGTTTTTATTTCGCCAGTTTCCCAGTCCACATTATTTATGTGTTCTTCTGCTTGTTTTTGCGCTTCAAATACTATCTCTTGATGCATACCTTGTGCACTATTTACGGATTCTTCCTTTTGATGTTTAGCCGCCGAAATTAATTTCTCAGCTTCATCAGCTTTAATAGTTCCCTTTTCATCTCTTTCACGAATGATAGCTTGAACTGTTTTATCATATTCTTCTTCTGCAGCTGCAATAACTTCATCTCTTTGTTTAGCACTATTTTTTACTACTTCTGCAGCTTGTTCTGCGCTTATTATAGATGCATTTTGCTTTTGTCTTTCTAATAAGCTCTTTTGTTCAATCTCCCCTTGTGACATAGTGTTGATTGCATCAGTCATCATATGCTCTTTTATTGTATTTACTTCTTGCCACTCTTGCGTTGTAAGTTCTCTATTTTGTGCTGCTGCAGTTCTCATTATCTCATCTACTCTAGCATTACCCTGTTCGACTATCTGCACTTCGAAATTATGCTGTTCTTGCATCTTGTTTAATATTTCTTGATTGTCAGCGTCTCTTAATGCTCCGGATTTCGTCATGAAATTACTCATAGTTTCGTAATCTGCATTGAAACTTTCGTTCATCTTAGTAGTTATTTGATTAGACATTTCTGCAAAGTTAGCAGTAATTGAATCGGCTGCTTCTTTCGAAACTTTTTCATGTTTAATTTTCATGTTCATAAGTGATTGTCCAACGTTATTATCTAATTCTTCATAGGCACCCATAGCTTTTTGAGTGCTTTCAGAGACTTCATCCCCAAATTCTTCTACTTCTAAACTAGCCTTTGAAAAATGTTTATATAACGCAACTACAGCAGTAGTTACTACAGCTATTGCAGCTATTACTATTCCTGCAGTTCCACTTAGAAACGTAAAAACTGCAGCTAATGCGCCAATGGCTGGTGTTGCTGCTGCTACTCCTGTTGTCATTACAGCTATGGCTCCTGATATCGTGCCAAAAAGAGTTAGTAAACTTCCTATTCCAGCAGCTACTTTACCACCTATTATTAATAATGGTCCTATTGCTGCCACCATCATTCCGATTTTAGCTATAGTCTCCAGCTGCGCTGGATTTAAACTATTTAGTTTTTCAGTTAATTTGGCGAATAAATCAGCTATCTTAGTGATTACAGGTGCTAGTGCATCACCGAGTTGTATTCCAGCATTTTTAAGTTGGTTAAGTGATTTTCTAAATTTTTCTCCTGTAGTATTTGCTACTTTGTCAAAAGCTTCATCAGTTTTACCTGCTACATTATTCATATCTTTTAACATGTTATTGAAATCTTGACCAACGTTGTTAGCTAAAAGTAATGCTGCCTTCCCCGCCTCAGCACTACCGAATAGATCTGCTAAACTTAGATTGTTTTTCTTAGCATAAGTGTCCATCATTGCAAGTACATCACCAACGCTTTTCCCACTTGCGATAAGCTCTTGAAAGCTTTTGCCGCTTACTTCTTTTATAATGTCACTTGCTTTTGTACCGCTTTTCCCTAACTCATTAAACATAGATGCCATATATGTAGTAGTTTCGGCACTTTTTATTCCTTTGGCTGTCATTATCGCATATCCACTTGCAACTTGTTCCAAGTTAACTCCGAAAGCTTTTGCTGTTGGTATAACTTTTCCCATAGATTGTGACAATTCTCCTACAGTCGTTTTCCCTAAATTTTGGGTGTTTATTAAAACGTCTGAGACTCTTGTAACTTCAGTTGCTTCAAGCTCATAAGCATTCATTATAGTAGTTAATAGGTCTAGGGATTGTCCCGCTTCAGCAAATCCGGCTTTTGCAAGTTTAGTTGAATTACTTACAAAATTAACTGCATCACCTGTTTTTTGACCAGCTGAAATTGCATCATACACGTTATTTGCTATTTCCGTAGCGGCTATTCCAGTATCATTACTTAATTTAAGTATTTCTTTTCTTAAATCCGCCATTGGTATCTGAGTAGTGTCCGCTATAGTGCTAACTTTAGCTAAACTGTCCTCAAAGTCAATACTCATTTTAGTGGCAGCAGTACCTATTGCAACGATTGGTGCAGTAACTTTAGCTGATAGACTTTTCCCTATACCCGTCATTTTGTCCCCTACTGCTTGCATTTTCTTTCCTGCAGCAGTTAATTCATTGCTTAGCTTCATAAACCCATTAGTTTGTAGTTTTAGTGTGTCATTAGTTTGTTTTAGATCTCTTTCTAAATTATTCAATTTTGCCTGGGCATTGTTATACTGCACAGCTAGGTTTTGAGTTTCTTTAGAATTTTCTCCTGTTGCAGCCTTAGACTTTTCATATTGCTCCTTTAAAGCTTGTACTTTCTGCTTTTGAAGGTCTACACTCTTAGTTAGATAATCTGACTTAACTCTTAATCCATCAGTTCCTTTACCAAAATCTTTAAGACTTGTACTTGCATTCCTAAATTCAGCTTGTGCTACTTTGAGTTGCCTATTTACATCTTGCATACCTCGGTTAAATGAACTGGTATTAGTACTAATATTAACTCTTAAATCTCCTACTGTAGCCATTATTACCTCCTTTCTGCAAAATAAAAAACACCCATGAAATGAGTGCCCAATGTCTTATATATTTAATTCATCTATATATCCTGTTTCTTCTTTTTCATCTTTAATATCTTTACTCTCTTTATACAGATCCCATATTGCAAATAACTTTCTTGGAGTACATCTCCAAAATTCATATTCACTCATATGGAGCAAATTCGTTCCCATAAAAAATAACCATGTCCAATCCCAACCTTGGGGACTGTCATGGTTATCTAGTTTTTTTCTTCTTCATCCTCACTAGCTTCTTCAACTTCTGGCATAGAACCACCTAATGCGTTACCTATAACATTAGATATTTCACCTATATTATCCATAGTTATCATGCTTCCTACTTTCTTAATCGTAAGAGTTTCATCATCTGTTTTTAGTCCAGCATACAAAAGACCTCTAATAGCTTTCATACTGCCACTATCCAAAGCCTTAAATGCTTTGTCTATATCTCCAAATATTTCTTCTAATTCACAAAATGCATTTAAATCAAAGTTCAATATTCTTTCTTTATCTAGTGTGATTTTAATACCTTTATTTCGTATATCTTTACCTTTAATCATTTTAATATCTCCCATCTCCATAAATGTTAAGAAGCAGAGCTTTATTGCAGCTCTGCTTTAAAATTTCGAACTAATTAAGGTGTTATAACTGGTGATTCTGGCACTTTAGTAAACCAATCATCAATTATCGTTTTATCAACTCCAGCTTCATCTTCATCTGCAATAAATCTATAGTTTCCATCGAAGTCCCTCGCATAGAATGTTGCTTTTAACTTAGAAGTTTTAGGACTAGGCTTTTCTCCTTGTGTCTCAAACTCATCCTCTGTCAACTCAAAACTACCCTTTAGTAGCCAAATAAATCTATATTTTCCATTAGTTTTTCTAGACTTAAATCCTAAAGCTATTGTTGGTGGTATATCATTTTTATTTTCTACAAGTACACCTTTTACAACTTTTGCGCCTTGAATTTTTGCTCTAGATTTTAAAGATAATTGATTTAATTCTGTTTCTACGTCTATTGCGTCAAAACTATTTAAAACTTCTTCTACATTATCATCAGAATAAAGCTTCTCTGCGCTTGACTTTGGTGCTAATTTAGCCATTATAGACCTCTCTAGTTTTTCGGGTGTTTCATATGTCGCTCCAGTACTATCATCCTTTGTTAGTACTGCAATGTATATGTCTTTTAGTCCTATTTGTCTTGCCATCTATATTTCCTCCTCATAATAAAATCTTAATATTCTATTGTAGAATCCTGTATCATTTTCATATATTTCATATTCACTTTGTCTTTTGAACCCAACACTAATAAGCCTAGTTTTAACTTCTTTAACTAAGCTTGTATAATCAGTTTTTGAAAATATATTAACTTGAATATAATGTCCTGTTATTTCTTCTTCATCCTCGCTAAATCCCTCACCCTGTTCGAGGTACTCTTGAAAAACTATATAGGTATTATCGCTCCCTGTGTATTTAAGTCTTGCTATATGCACATTTAAAGGCTTTAAAGTATCTAATATTAATTTATTTATATTCACAGTCCTAACCCTCTTTTTATTTCATTTTCTATAGTCTCCCTCACTTCATTTTTAGCTTTATCATATGCTCTTGTTAACCATGGATTAGCTGACATTTTACTTGTACCAGATTCATGGTACCAACCATATTCTGCTTCACGATCAACATCACCAACCCACACGTAATGAGTATTGTTTTTCTTTTTAATTGGACTAACCTTAATACTATCTATGAGTTTTTCAGTATCTCGAGGTGCTTCACTTTTAGCGGATGTTTTCATTACCTCTCCACCCTTTTTAAGTGCCTGTTTCTCTATTTTAGTACCTTCCTTACCCATTCTTTCAATCTGATTTAAAAGATTATCCATGCCTACTAATTCTATTTCATTAGCCATCCTCTTCAACTCCCTTAATTTTAAGGTAAGTATTGGAGTATTGAGCATTATCTATAAAAGTAATGTTATATATTTTACCCTTCCACTTAATCCTATTTTTTTTAGTATCTAAGCCCTCTAAACTCTTAGAATACCTTATAGTAAATTCTATAGTTTTCTCTGAGTTTAAAGCTTTAGCACTCCAGTACTCCTTACCAAATAAATTATTTATATATGCCCATACTGTTTTATAATCTTGCCATAACTCTTCTTCAAGGCCATTTTCGTTAGTAGTGGTAGTTAGCTTTTGTATAGTTATTCTTTTATTCAAATTTCCTATCCTCAACTAAACCACCTCACAGTTACTTAGTTTATCAAGAATACTTGTAACTATATTATCTTTTTTAGTGTTAGCTGCTATTTCTGTTCCTCTATTTTCGTACATGTCAGATATTAACTTTTTTTGTAATAAATTAGCCAACTTAATAGCCTTTGCATCTGCTTTATATGCTTCTCCCACCATAGAGTCTATATAAATTAAAGACACTTCTACTAATTCACTTATATATAGATCTTCCTCATCATGGTCTATATATAAGTAACTTTTTATTTCTTCTAATGTCACATTATACCCTCTCCTTCTTATAATTTAAAAAGAAGGGAAATTACTCCCTTCAATTAATTAAGCTTCTAATTTTTTAATACTTCTAGCAGAACCTTTCTTTACATCTATTCTTTCTAGTATTCTTAACATTTTAGTGTCATTCTCGAATTTTTCAGCTCGAGCTATTGTAACTTGGCTTCTATCAAAGAACTTTACAGCTTCTTTCGTATTCGCCATATAAGCTACCTTTGTTTTTGTAGGGTCTACAACTATTAAAGAATCATCAAATTCAAAGATTGGCTTTCCATTAAAGTAATCTTGTCCATTTATGTTAGTTATAAGATTTAAATTTCTACCTTGTTTATCCTCTGCATTTTTCCATTCACTATATAATTTAGTGTTAACTAAAGTAATTAATCCTGCTCTTGCTGCTGGTACTTGTTTATCCATTTCTTTAGCAAACACTTTGTGGTCTACCTCTCCAACTCCTACAGTTATACTAGAAGCGTTTATATCTATCGTATCAAGTATTCTAGCATTTTCACTCCTAACAGCTTTTTCTAAGAAAATAGTTTTAGCCATATTCTCTATATCAATTACAGCATCATCTATAACTTCACTAGATAATCTCATTAATTTACCTATTTTATTTACTTTATAATCTATTTGTGTAGTAGCCAAAGAATCATCTTCTATGTCATTACCTTCTAATACTATTTTTAATTCATCTCCTTGGTCTAGATCTATGCAAGGTTTAGTGCCAGATTCACTTGTTACCGGAATAACATCACATAAAGATTTTAACGAACCATATCCTTTTCTTAATTCCTCTAATTCATTTATAAATTCTTTTGGTACAATTGCCTGGTTATTTGCTATTTTTACTACAGCTCTTTCTTCTTGTGTCAATTCTTGTCCTAATACAGACTTTGTTAAAGCTCTCATTTCATTTACCTTTTCCATTCCTCCATTTCCCCTTCCTTCATTATTTTTTTGGTTTTCTAAACTTCTTTTTTCTTCTTCTTCAAGCTCCTCTGCTATTTTAAGATTTTCTTTTAATCCTCTTAATTCTTCCATTGTCTTTTTAGCATTTTCTGAATCCTTCTTATCTAAAAATCCTCTTACCTCTGTTGTTTTCGTTTCTATTTGTTGTCTTAATTCTTCTATTCCCATTACTAAATCATCCTTTCAATCTTTATTTTGCATAAAAAAAGAACTATCTTATTATAGTTCTAATCTCATTAACTCTAATTCAAGCTTTCTTAATTCTTGTTGTTTTTGTAATTCAGCATTATGTTCATCTTTACTTCTTTTATATATTGTACTAGATGTACTCTCATAAGCTGGATTTACAACAATGCTGCAATCATTAATCTTAGCTATTTTATTAATAGTTCTAAAATCATAACCTCTAGTACCATCGTCCCAATCCCAACTTTGTGCACTATTGTCACTCCAATCTATACAAAAAGCAAAACTACATTTACCAACTATACCACTTTCCATATTTGAAATTAAATCTCTACTATAACTTGTATCAGTAGGTATGGCATCAAAGAATAATCCTTTATCATCTATAGTTAATTTTAAACTTCCGACACCTTCATTTTTAATATTTCTAGCTAATATCATATTGGAATCATGGTTAAAATTTAAAACTACATCTGACAAATCACAATTACTTAGTGCACCTTCTCTTATAGTTTCTTTAAATCCTAGGTCTTCCGAAATAGTATCAAACGTTAAAGCATACCCTTGTATATGTGTTTGTCTTTCATCACCTTCCCCAACTTGTCTAACCTCAAAAGTATTAAGACTTCTAATTTCTTTCCCTTTATTCATCTCCTTCACCTCCTCCACTGTCAGATTTATTATTTTTATTATTTTTTAAATAACTAACATTACCAGCTAATAAATCTTTTAATAAAACTTGACCTGAAGGTAAAGTTATTATAAGTTCTCCTCCTAATTTCTCTACACCTAAAATACCTCTAGCCATGTCTAAGTCATAAACACCATTACGAACATAACTATTTATTACATCTGCCTGTGTTTTACTATCTGTACGTAATAATACATTTATATTAAACCTTATTTTATGGCCTTGTTTTCTTTCCGTATCAGTTAAAAGCTTCCAATCCATCTCCTGCTCTATCTGTTCAAAGTAAACCAATAAAGTATCTGTATAAAATTTTAGATTGTCCTGTTCCTCACTTTTAGCATTTTCTTTTATAAAACCTAGTTTAGAAAGCGGTACTCCCATAGCTCCAGAAATTTCTTCTTTAGATAATCTTCTAAGTTGTTCAAATTGTGCATCAGCTAACTTTAAATCTAAACTACTTACAGAATAACCAGCAGGTATAGTAAATACTCTACCATTACTACTATAAACATCATCAAACTTTTTCTGTATTTTCTTTAATTCTCCCTTTTCTTTTATATCGCTTGTTAATTGTACAGCTATTTTATTAGTTAATCCGTTAGAAAATAGCTTATTAAGATAGCCCTGGCTTCTAATAGATGTGTCTAAATTTTGGCTTAATATTTTGCTTATAGAACTTGTATTAATGCCATCTTCTGTATATCCCTTTAGCAATATAATCTCTTTTTCAAGACAACTGTATATATTATTATCAGCAGTAGTGTAAAAATCATATAGCACTTTATTATTTTTATTACTTTTAATTAATCCAGCATTATCTATTGTAATTAGACTAATAACAACAGGATATAAACCTTCTATTTTACCTTTTCTATCTCTTTTTATATATAAGCCACTTATACCTTTTACAATACTTAAAGC